AGAATCAAAGAAACCTAGTGGGTCTTCTGCCCAATCTACTTACGGGGATTTCGACAAATATATGAAACGCCTGGATCCTGTAAGTGGATATCTTTCCAGCAAGTTTGGAAAAGAAAAAGCAGAATCACTTGTTAATGATTTCCTTTTCTGCTATGGTTAATTCCTGGTCTCTACTTTATGATGAACTACAAATGAATGAATACACTTTGAATTTTCATATGGACGATATTATTAAACAATCTCCTAGCATTCCTTGGAAGTATAATGAAGAAGAAATTGTAAAAGAACTTCTTGAGTACATCCGTGGAACCTACAACCAGCATTATTCTGCTGGTGATCAAAAGATCCAAACTTTGGATTTGATTGAAGCATGTGGTGATGGTGAGGCATTCTGTCGCAGCAATATCCTCAAGTATGCTTCTCGCTATGATAAAAAGGGCAGCGCCCGCCGTGATATCATGAAGATCCTTCATTATGCTGTTCTTCTGATGAACTTTAACGATAAGAACGCCGTCCGTGAAACCTACAATCAATGAATAACATGAAACTCTCTGATAACACTCTGACCATTCTCAAGAATTTTGCGGGCATTAACAACTCTATTCTTGTGAAGCAGGGTAATAAACTTCGCACTATTTCTGTGGCAAAAAATATTCTTGCCGAAGCAGAAATTGGTGAAGAGTTTCCGCGAGATTTTGCTCTGTATGATCTCAACCAACTTCTCAATATTTTGAGTACTTACAGCAATCCTGGTTTGGATTTTAAGGAAGAAAGTTATCTTGCCTATCGGGAAGGAAATCGACGAGGTAAGTACTTCTATTCTGATCCTAATGTAATTATTTCTCCCCCCGATAAAGAGATCCAATTGCCAACTCAGGATGTTTGCTTCCAACTTGATAGCAATACTCTTTCTCAAGTTCTGAAAGCTGCTGCTGTTCTGCAACTTCCCGATCTTTCCGTAATTGGTGAAGCAGGGGTAGTTAAGATGGTTGTTCGAGATAAGAAGAACGACACTTCTCACGCGGAAGAATTTGTTGTTGGTGAAACTGATAAAGAGTTTACTTTTAACTTTAAGATCGAAAACATCAAGATTATTCCTGGTGCCTATGATGTTGTGGTTTCTTCCAAACTGCTCTCCCAGTTTACTAATACCAAATATAACCTCACTTACTATATCGCTCTGGAACCTGATTCCAGCTTTGGTTGATGAGACACATCCTCTTTACATTGAAGGGTTGCAATGTTGAGTTGATGGAGGACGAAAACTACATGAGAAAAATGCTGTACAATGCAGCAAAAGAATGTAACTCAACCCTCCTCAACTTATCAGTGCATAAGTTTGAACCACAAGGATTTACTGGTATCGCTATGCTTGCTGAGTCTCATATTAGCATTCATACTTGGCCAGAGAACGGAATGGCTGTTTGTGACGCTTTTACTTGTGGAGACCACACAACACCTGAAAAGGGTGTAGAATACATGCAGAAGATGTTGGAGTCAACTGACATCATTATAAAAGAATTTATTCGACCTTTAGAATGAACATCTTTGTGACCGACGAGTGCCCTGAGAAATCAGCACGGGTTCTACCCGACAAGCACATCGTTAAAATGCCCCTAGAGACCTGTCAGATGCTCTCTATCGTTGCCTCTGACAAATGGGGTCATGGTTACGGCACTCTTCCCAAAGCAGACGGTACGCCCTATGCTACTGAGAAGGGTGCCTTTCGTAATCACCCCTGTACTATCTGGGCAAATGAAACCATAGAGAATACTCGCTGGTTGCTACAGCATGGGTTTGCTTTATGTGCAGAGTATGCCGCTAGGTATGGTAAAGTACATACATGCTTCCATTCCCTTCTTGCTGCCTCTGAGATTATTCCTAAGGCAGACTGGAGAGACCACACACCGTTTGTACGGGCGATGCCTGACGAATACAAATTTGATACAAGCATTGATACCATCACTGCTTACAAGATGTATATTGCATCTAAACCCTGGGTGTGCGATAATTACCTTCGTTTGCCCCATCGCAAACCTGACTGGATTTGATTATGCGTAATGAGTTTCTCTGGGTCGAAAAGTATCGTCCCAGGACTATTGATGATTGTATCCTCCCTGAGGGTACGAAAAAGACATTCAACGAGATGCTGCAGCAGGGTGAGATTCCCAATCTCCTGCTGACTGGTCCTGCTGGATGTGGTAAAACTACTGTCGCCCGTGCTCTTTGTGAGCAGTTAGGGTGCGATTATATTCTTATTAATGGATCAGATGAGGGAAGATTTCTGGACACAGTACGGAACCAGGCAAAGAATTTTGCTTCGACCGTCTCACTTTCGTCGGATGCTAGACACAAAGTCATCATCATTGACGAGGCTGATAACACAAC